TGCGCGATCTATGCGGCGCAGGTATTTATCAGCGCAACCACCAGTGGTATGGTTACGCAATCGAAGAGACGGATTGGGAGATCGATAAGCACACGCGACACGTATTTGTGAGGGGCTGAGAATTTGTCCTATCACAATCGCGGCAGCAAGCGCTATGGCGGATCACACAAGTGCGCCCGTAACTAAGTACGTTTGGCGCGTATTTCATGGGCATGAGGCTGTGGAGGTTCACGCAACCACGCAGGCCTCTGCTCTGTTAATCGGTGCGGAGTTATTGAACCAAGCACTTTCATCCGTGCGGGCTATTCGTATTGGCGAGTGGTAACCCCTCTCCCGCTAACGCGGGGCCGCCGCACACAATAACACTAACACTGCAGTCTTCACTATGGCTTTCGGTTACGTTCCTCCTAACATGACAGAGTATCACAAGAACCAACTGCTCATGGCTCTCAAATACTACATGGACAGCGATCTTCGGCGTAAGCTTATGCGCGACTGCCCAGCAGCATATAACGCACTGTGCGAGCGCATAGTTGTAACTTCACAGGTTGAAGACACAAAGAGTCCCGTTATTTCGCGGGAGGAGTAGTGGCGGGAGCGACAGGTGCTCGCAGGGACTTAATCTCTGCTTTTGTCCGGAGCATCCGAGCATAATCACCGCCGGCGGCTGCAGCGCCGATGGGCAATCCGTATGCAGCGGGGTTACCCTTCGGCGCGTTGCCTACACGTGCGGCGCCCATGTAAACCTGACCCTTTTGCATTTGCAGGCCACGCATACCGCCCATGTTAGGCGACGGCACACCAAACGGAATGTTGCCTAACAGGCTATTGCGTGACTGGTATTCGCCCTGATTAAACTTATTAACTGCACCCGAAGCAATGCCGTATCCTTTGGCCAGCTGGCGCTCCAGGAAAGCCCCGACATTGGGGTTCTTACCTTGCGCCGTCTTCTGTGAAACGAACTGTTTCACATCTTTTGCGGTCAGGTAGCCGCGAGACTTCCAGGCCTTAGCTTTATTCGTGGCCGTAACCACACGCTGGGGGGTGGTTTCTCCGGTAGATGGGGTTGCCGCGTCGGCCATCGGTCTACGTTATCTCGACCAATTCTAACATCGTAAACTCAACAGAGTCTCAACATCATGATCGACGTTCCGCACACCGTAGCAGCCGTCTTAGATCTGCTTCCGCCGCACGTGATTAGCGCAGCAATTGAGTATCAGTCAACGTGCGGCGATACTTTGGATGACTGGGAAGCTAAGCATCTTCTCGCGGCTGACTATCTCTGCAGCTACGCAGAGATGACTTACCCGCGACGCTACGAAAAGCAGGTCGCCAGGCTACGTAAGAAGTTGCAGATTATGGCTGATTACGAGTGCGTCTAATCTGCCACGGTGGACTTAGCTTTCCATGTTCAAACACTTAACTCTCTCAATCGGATTTAATCATGCGCTTGACACAGACCAACTCAAGAAATTTCTTGACGATGTTCAGAATGCTGCCGAAGACTACAAGCCTCTCGCGTATTTTGTCGCTGAGGAACTTGCGCCCGAACATAAAGATGTCCTTACGGCGTAAGCGCAGTTTGCTTCAGATAATCGCTGGAAGCGCACTGGTTCTGACGTGCGTAACCAATCTCCCGCACAGTTTCTGGATGCTGCTCGTAGGATTTCTGTTCCTGTGGGCGGACCTGATCCTCGCACGGAACTGATCCCACGTGGCGAAACTCTCAAAGCAATGGCTTCTTACTACAGGCGAAAGATGTCAGACAAGGATTACTACTTGTCGATGGCTAAGCGCCCCAACAGTACAAAGAAGTTTAGTAAGTACAGAGGTGTAACCAAGGCAAACAAACCAGGTAAGTACAGGTCTGTGCTTACTTACAAAGGGCAGCGTCATTATCTCGGCGAGTTTTACTCGGAGATCGAAGCTGCGCAGGCATACAACAATGCGGCGCTTCGTATTATCGGAGAGCACGCTTTGATAAACGATTTCTCTGACATTCAAACAAACACCCACAATTCAGTTCAAAGTCATGACTCAACTCGGCTACCTTCAGAAGCAAATGGTGAACTTCATGATAAAGAGCATTGAACTTTACGGCCCGGCAATCTCTAGAGCATTTCACATTGACAGCGATGCCGACAGCAGGCGAGTAGCTACGTCGCTAGAGAAACGGGACATAATCCAGATAGATCGGGCATACGAAATGTGGCTCGTACGCCCGAATCTCGATCACCCAATCTTCAAAGGACTATGACTGTATTTGCGATCGGCAAATTACGTTAAGTAAATCTGTTAAGAAAAGAAGTTTTTATTAAACACTGGTTTAACAAACGTCAGAGAAAATTAACTAGAGAGCAGTAGAAATACTAGGTAGCTTTAGTGCGCAAAACTCAAGTCCTATCATGCCGTAAACTGCAAGAGCCGTTAATCGCAATCGCGTGTTTACCACGAAGCCGTCTGCTGAGAAAGATTTCGACGTTTTCTCGCGAGCTCACGAAGCTCAGTGGACGTACAAGGGTCGGATCCGAGCAACCTCTCCCGAGGAGGCAAAAGAAAGTTTTATGCAAGAAAATTTCGTAACTAACCCAAATAATGTGGCAGTTTATGTTCGCCGGTAACTTTTACTACTAAATCCCAGGTAAAGTAAGGGTCGGCGCGCCTGGTGGCTGCTCCCCAAGAAGCCAATTCGGTGGGGCATGAGGGGGTTCGATTCCCCAGCGCCGACTTGAATACATAAAGTGTGCTACCATGCTTGCGGTGCCACCGACCGCCTAAAACGCGGTGGGCTTACATCATTTCACTTCATCATGCAAATCAAATCCTCCGATCTCGTCAAGCTCGGCGCAGCTGCTGCTGATGCTTACGATGAAAAAGATCAAGCCCAGACAGCCCTAGATGAGTCCTTCGGTCTGCCCTTCAACGCAGCACGTGACAATCTGCTGAGAGATTTAGAAATCGCAGAGTCTCAAGGTCTCGACCTGTCTCTGTTTAGTGGCGACGAGAGCAGGTTCCGCTTCCCTGTCAACAACACACACATTATCGTGAGAGTCTCCAAGATTCCCACGCCGCACGTCAAGCTCGAACGGTTGCAGGCAAAGGTTAGTAAGCTTGAGCACGAGCTCAAACTCGCTAAGATGGCTCTTAAGCACACGACCGAGCAGCTGATCGCCTCGCGTGAATGCGACGAGCTGACTGATCGGATCAATCTTGCTTTTACACGATTGCGCAAAAGTTAAGTCTGTAACAGTTTTTGCAATTCGCAACAAACCAAACAGTCCAGACAAACCCGTGTACAATCTTGTGCGTGGGACACCCGCCCCCTCTCGTAGGGGGTTTTCACTAAGGACTAGCTCCCCACTTACTTAACTAAACACAATGACGACACATTATCTACTGAGCTGCTCTGTCTCCGCAGACGTCCGCCAAAGCGTTCAAATCAAGTTTGACGATCTGAAGCTTCCTGAGTCGGTAATCGAGACCCTGGAGCGAAACAATACCGTCAGTCTTCGTCCGAATCTCAGCAATGCGCTTAAGGCAGAACTTGATTCACTTCGCGTTATGCAGCGTGAACTGTATGACAGCTTTTGCATTCATTACCATGACGCTCACTTTGTCACTGCTAATTACTTTAAGCCTGCTAATGACTTGATCAAAGAGATTCGGGCAGCGGCTGAAGCCGCAAACGATCGGTTGAAAGATCTTTGGAAGTCGGAGCACGATGCGTGGGCGGCCACGGCCGAAGGAATCCTGCGTCCGTTGTTTAAGGATGATGAGGAATTCCGCCTGGCTTACGAAGCCTATCTGAGGATCTTCCCTACTAGGGAAGAGTACAAAACACCCGTACGTGTTTCAGTTCTCGGGCCGCTCCCCGTCTCGATGACGACGGTGACAAAACCGATCGAAGGGGACCTGACTTCCCTGCTCGCTTACGAGAACCAGATCAATACACAACAAGTTCTACAGGCTGCCCGCGCTAACGCCGCTGACAAAGCTCTCACGATTGGCGCAGAACTCCTCGATGACCTGGATGTACGCAGTTCGACCAAGATTGGCAAGCAGCAAACCGGCGGCGATAAGAAGCGTGGAAGCTGGCAGATCACGGCAGAGAAACTGAAACTAATCAGTGACTCTGTGCCGGGCTTTGAGCAACTCGCTGGCTTGGCTGATCGTCTCCTCAATGCCGGACAAGCGATCCAAGCCCCCGAACGAGCAACCAGAGATGCAGGCACGAAAGAGTTTTTTGAAGTTCAGGAAGAAATCCGGAACGAACTTACTTCGATCTGCGACACTCGGGACCCTTCAAAAGGTTTGGAAAAACTCCAGAAGTCTCTGGCACTAAGTTCGTCTTACAAGACACTGTGCGAAAGGATTCAAACTGCAGAAAACGCAAACGCTCTTAATCTGCTGGTTAAGGATGCAGACCTTGAGATGGATATCTACGCACAGCGTGCCAAACAGCTCAAGAAACTAATCAATCAGCGTAAAGAGCTAATCGGCGAAGCTGGAACTCGGCTGGATGATTTGATCGCCGAAGTGGCCGAAGAGCCGGTAGCTTCCACGCTGAGCAACGAAGACCAGGAGGTTGACTTCTGATGGAGCGCTCGATTGTCGTTCTTAAATCCTTCAAGGGTTTCCTTAAGGACATAGAAGTATTTACACCAGACCCCGCACAGGCTGTGTGGTTCTCTTCCGTAGAGGCTGCGGGAGCCGCTCTACGTCAGGTAAGTCAAAAGCTTTCGACGCAGTGTTGGATTGACGAAGAGTCAATTAAGTTCCCGCGCGAAACTCCGTATCCATCGTTAGTTACTACCAGTGGCACGCCTTTCTACTAAGAAACTCCAAGATCTGGATATCTCAACGCCGAGATGTCTCGTTCAGGTTGAAGTGTTCTATCGGAAACGAGGGAACACTATCGGCGACTTCTTTTTCGAGTCGCTCACAGTAGAACATACTGATTACGGTTTAATCCTGATACCTGGAGCCAGTTTTAAATCCCTAATGGAGCTACAGGTCTACGTGGAGGGGCGGGTCGCCCGCCACGCTCCGGTCCCCTCTGCGCTCAAATTCACAAAATATGCGAGGAAACAAGCTATCTCAGACGATCAATTAGACAGATGCGTAACCAGTCACTACATGGAGGGATCCCCACTGTATCGAAATTGTATGCTCGTAGCAGAAGATAAGGAGGGGAGAATCTGGTGCAAATTTGACGAGAGTGCCGAACCGAGACTTGTAACTCGCGAGGAATATGAAAGAGACATAGGAGAGTTTGTACTTTGGGACGAAAAGAAAGTTGACGAACTTAATGAGTTAGTGAAAACATCAGCACAGGAACTCGTAAAGCTTAGGCAAGATTGGACAACTAAATACAAAACACTAATACGACAGAAGCACGACGAGTGCACAGGGGTCAGAGTCGAGACTGTCTCCGTCAAGACAGAAGAAGCAACGACCCTTCAGGAAATCATTCAGACCTACAGCTAACCAACAATCAACAACACCATGGAAAACTCTTTGTTCATCAAACTTCAAAACTTTCGCGGAGCTCTCAATGCTGCTTATCTTGAGCGTGAACCGATCGTGGATGGTTTGCTTGCCACGCTGATCAGCAAGCAGAACGCTTTTCTCCTCGGCGCTCCCGGCACAGGTAAATCTGATTTGGTTCGCTCAATTTGCGGCGGAATCACAGACGCGCGTTACTTCGGATATCTGCTTACGCCCACGTCCGATCCCTCGGAAGTCTTCGGGCCGGTAGCAGTCAGCAAGCTACTGAACGATGAATACACTCGCGACGTATCTGGTTACCTTCCGGATGCGCACATTGCTTTCACTGATGAGCTGTTTCGTGGAAGCTCCGCAATCTTGAATTCGCTTCTGACTCTCCTGAACGAACGGACATTCAACAACGGCAAAGAGAACATCAAAACTCCCATCCAATCGATCATCGCAGCAACAAACAGCTGGCCCGATGAGGAATCTCTGCAGGCCTTTGCGGATCGTTTTCTGTTCCGTCCAACCGTGCTGCCGCTGCGCAAACCAACCTCCAAGCGTCGACTGGACGAGTGGGGCCTAGGGATCGATGAGCGGCCCACGGTGGGGCAAGCCTTGTCCCTACAGGAACTAGAACAGCTGCAGGCTGCTGCAACGCAGCTCAAAGCCTCTGAAGAGTTTCTAGATAAGTTTAACTCTGTCTGGGAGATGCTCGAACAGCGCGGTATCACAATCAGCGACCGGCGTCGCATTCAGATCCTGAAGTTTCTTCGAGCCTGGGCAGTTGTCTTGGGTGATGACGAACTGGTGCCGGAGCACATGCACAACAGCCTGATACACATTGTCTATACGACAGCGGAAGACCAAACCGTTATCAAAGAAGTTCTGGAACAAGAAGTCCCAACCGCAGACAAAGTCTTCGGCGATGCGAAGCGAGCAGCTGCAGGGATCATGGCAGAGTACTCGGCCCACTCCAACAAAGTACGCACCAAGGGTCTGACAGAGCTCAACGACTTTGTGATGCTGATCAGGAAATACCATAAAGATATGACGACAGTGAAGGATAAAGTATCCGAGATCTTGGACGGCACTAGATTGAGGATGACGGTTTCCACGCGAGCGAATGGGGTGAAACTCGTTCAACACTTGCAAAACAACTGCGACACCCTGGCCCGAGCCATCAGCGACTTCAGTAAGGAATGACAACCAAACCAAAGAACAAAGGAAAGCTAAGCGTGGGGGATGTTACATACATCCTCCTGTCTCAGGAATCCGACTCCGCCTTAGGTCGCGAACTGAATGTCTCGAAGCAGTGCATAAATCAAGTTCGCAAAGGTTTGACCTACAAGAACTTGGCTCCTGATCTGCCTAGACGTTCTTCCGAGCCGCGAGTTCCCTGTACTTCTTGTGCTTACTGGGGGGCGTCCGGCTGCGGGCTTGAGGTTCCGGAAGCGCTTACCGATCCGTTCTTCGCACGAGAGTGCAGTTACTTCAACTCAACAGAATCATCGTCATGAGCTCCCATCAGTTCACCACGCAAACTGAGTTTGTTCGGCTGTGCGATAACGAGCCGCTCACACTAGCGTGCTCTGCTCTTGCTGACTTCCTATGGTCTGACTTCGTGCGCGAGTCGCGTCCGGCCGTCAAGTATCTGATCGATCATTACAACATCCGTCAGCTCTCCCGCTTCGGTAAAGAAGTGTTTGATCGGCTGTACAACGCCGATGAAGTCAACTGGCTGGTGACTGAAGACGCGTATGAAGACTACTTCCGTCGTATGTGTGACGGAGAGACTTCCGCGTTGCCTCAAGGGTACAAGCCAGAGAACGGAATCTGGCACGCGATCATGACGGATCTATCCAACGCGGCAGCGTGGCGCGACCTGTTGCAGCATTGCGTAGGAGATCAGTTCAACAGCGGTAACAACGCGGTCTCCATCCTCAACAAACTCGCAGAAGTAATCGAAGAGGCTATATCTAATCAGTCTTTCGACGTAGAGCTTCTGACCAACGCAGCAGACCAACTGCAGCAGCTGCGGGAAGAGTTCAAGAGAGCCCAGGCAGCGGGTGATAGGGCTGCGGCCGATAAAGCAAGACAGAAAGGCAAGCAGCTGAACCAAGCGATCAGTGAGGCAATCCAGCAAGCCTCGGAAGCTCTGCGCCCGCAGGCAAACAAGATTGTAGATCAGACGCTGCAGGAGAGCAAGGATCAGAACGAGCAAATGTCCACGCTGGCCGGAACGACAGCGGGCGCCGGCTCGAAGACGGCCGATCTCAAGCAAAAGAAGGAATTGGCTCAGCGGCTGGCAAACAATAAAGCGTTGCGACAACTAGCCAAGAAGCTGGGAGCGCTTAAACAGACTTGGGTTGAGCGAAAGCGCGCAAAGAAGAACAAAGCAAACTATGACTGTATCGTGGGCGCCAAATTCAGCGATGATCTGACGCGAGCCTTCCCGATTGAAACAGCACTGGCAGGTACGGAACAAGGCAGGGCTCTGTTTGCCCTCAAATTTGCGCACAAGACCCTGCTAACTAAGGACTACACAGCAACTGCAAAGCATCTCGATAAAGGTCCCGTCGTCATGTACGTGGACGTTTCCGGCTCAATGAGCGGAGAGCGAGAGCTGTGGAGTAAAGCCATCACGCTTGTCATAACAGAGCAAGCCCTCAAAGAAAACCGTACGGTTTACATAAATCTGTTCGACACTCGGATCGACAAGAGCATCCAGCTAAAACCAGGCGCTGCTGATATCTCAACGTTGCTGGACTTCGTTGCGGAATGGACGCTCGGCGGCGGGACGAGCTTCAATGCCGTTGTCGGCCACGCGCTCGAAAAAGGGTGTAAGGACCCGCGGGCGGACATTCTCATGATCACGGACGGGTATGCAGACCTCACAGACGCCTTCTGCTCTCGCCTGAATACATTTAAGCAAACAACGGGGACGCAATGGAGCACAGTCTGTGTGGAAACAGACGTACCGGACATTTGTTACAAGTTCAGCGATGAGGTATTTTCGGTAAATCTCTACAATACGGAGAACACCATTGACGCAATCCAGCGGTGCTTCCGATGACTCTAGATGCGGCTGGCCACGCGGAACAGATTCAAACGATCGCTCAAATTAAAGCTGAGTATGAAAAGCAAGCTGCCGCTCGCACCCAACCCTCCGCAGAAAGTAAGGCAAGCGCCCCAACAACAGCGGATTCTAGAATCGGAGACATCTGGTATAACTGCATAACAAACGAATACTTTATATGCAACGGCAGAATAAACGGCGTGGCTAACTGGGTAAAACTGTTGGAGGTCTTAGAGCCGTGAAGCAACAGGAAGAGATCAAGAGAATCTTGAATGAGTACTGCACAGATTCAACGTCGAGCAACAACGTCAAAGAGTGGGTACGTAGCGTCCTGTCGTTCAATATCTCGCAAACTAATGCTATGTACCGAGGAGGAGGTTCGATCGCCCACTTAAATTGTTGGGTGATCTACGATCCCTCCGCGGAAACGTTCTTCATCGCAAGAACAGATACAGCTGCATCAGCCAGAAGTAATGGCGTGCGGCTTGCTCTAGAGGATTACCTCAGCGTATCCTACGGAGTGCATTCTCTCCACAACATAAAAGCTCAACTACTGATGTCGACTCTTGAGCTAGATGAACTCAGCAATACGGTTGCTGAGGACGTCCACGCGTGGTGCACGCTGCTGGACAGCACCGCTGCGGCTCCTAAACCTTAAGGATTTGAGAACAAGGCTTGTGTCTCCCACCATTCTGTGCCTACCATCGATCCGCAAACCCACCTACCTTCACTTGAAGTGAACTTTCAATTCAACTACAAAGGCACTCCGCTCAATAGCACTGAAGCGGCGGCTCTACTCACCTTGTCTCACGGTAACGATCCTGTCGCCGTCGATATCAACAAGCTGGTTGACGGCAGGCGCCTCAACAGCAAAGCCTTGTTCGATATGGCCGTAAAACAGGCCAAACCGGAGCTGGCTAGTCTCGCGTGGAAGATCTCGGTGCATAAAGAGGGGACGACGGAAACGCACCGTCAGATCGTCCCACGGACGTTCGCAAGGGCCTCAAGCATCCAGGCATCCGCAGACGCCCCCCAGGCGGAGGAAATCATCGACAAGATCCTCCACTCGCAATCGAACTGGGCTGCTGGGGCCGCATTGTTGATCAGCAATCTCGACAAAACCGAGTGGACAACTCTTCGTCACCTGGCGACTGAGTTCGTTAATCACTGTGCGGATTTCAGCCTGTTGCCAGAGACGTCCTCAGCATTTAAAGGGTTCAAGCGCACAGAAGACAACCTGTACGTTCCTAGGGACATCTCGAAAGAGACTCCCCGTCGCGAGTCCTTCCACGTGGGCTCCCTGTACATCGGCCTCCGGGACGGCCTGATCTTCTGCCAGAAGAACGGTCTAACTCAAGTCGAGAGCGACGTGGCTACCGGGTACAGCACCGGAGAGGAGTCCAGACAGCTCATCCCTGGTGCTCTCAGCCGGGTTTACTACAAGGTTCGCCTCAGCGAGAAGGGCGCTGCGTTGCAGGAAACTTGGTCGGACGCCGAGGACCACACAATCGCGATCTTCGCCAGTAAGCTGCGCTGACACGACCGCTGAGCTAAGTTCATAACGCTCCCGAGATTGCTTGGGAGCGTTTTTTATTCCCTCTTTACACCGCCTTCGAGATGCAAATCACTTATCTGACAGACACGCAGAAAGCTCTGACTGCACTCGAAGAGCTTAAAAAATCGCCAAAGCTTTGCGCTGACTTCGAGACCACGGGGCTTCAGGCTGGCATAGCCAAGCCCCGTCTGCTGCAGCTGTGCGACGCAGATCCCGCTAACAGCGATAGAACAATCTACGTATTTGATTTCTTTAAGACGGACGTAAAGGAATCCCTCAAGGCTCTGATCGAAAGCAGGGAAATGCTCCTCGGTCATAACCTAACGTTTGACTTACAGTTCTTTCTTTACTTAGGTATCGACTTCAAGAATAAACTCTTTGATACGTACATCGCAGAGCGGGTCTTACGGGCCGGGTTTCTTGAGAAGAAGATCTCGCCAAAGGCAAACAAATCGTACTTTGACGATATTTCGTGCTCCCTGAAAGCCGTAGCTGAGCGGCGGCTCGGAATGGAATTGGATAAAGAACAGCGAATGACTGATTGGAGTCAGCCAGATCTGACTATCGAGCAGGTTACATACGCAGCTACAGACGTAGATATTCTCCCAAAGATCGCTGCTGAGCAGTTAGTGGAGTTGAAACAAGACGAGCTGATTGGTATCTACAGCATCGAGTCCAAGTGCATTCGCCCGGTAGCTCTGATGTGCTTCCGAGGTTTCAATGTCGATCTCGAAAGGCTGCACAAGCTAAAAGTCGACATCGAAACCGCACTAGAGGATAAAACTACAGAGTTCGTGGAGTCTCTGGACGCACGCCTGCCGGAGCACGCGAAGCTTCCACGCAACGTCGAAGGGAAGGTTCTTGTAGGTAAAAACGCCAAGAAAGAATTCAACCCAGGTTCTACGACTCAGGTTGTCGCTGCGTTTACCTTGTGCTACATCGACCTACCGACAGATGAGGTCACGCACAAAAAGACCTTAAATCAGATATCGCTTGCAGAGTTCCATAGTGCAGATCCGACCCTGACTCTTTACAAGGAGAGGACCAAGATCGAAACGCAGTTGGAGCACGTCACCAAGCTGTTTGAGAACATCAATCCAGTGACGCGCAGGATTCACAGCTTCTACAACCAAGTGGGGGCAAACAGCGGCAGGTTCACGTGCGCGGGGGCCAAGAAGGTCGCAAAGACCAAAACAAAGTCGACCTTTGCCGTGAATCTCCAGCAGGTTCCACGCGATAAAAGTTTCCGAAAGTGTTTCACCGCGACCGAGGGTTACTCTCTGATCATCTCGGACTACAACCAAATGGAACTGCGGCTGTTGGCAGAGCTGGCAGATATTCCTCAAATGCAGGAGGCATTCAATAACGACATTGATTTACATACGCTCACCGCAAGCCTCATAAACGACTGTGATATTTCTGAGGTGACACCAGGCCAACGACAAATGGCTAAGGGCGCCAACTTCGGTATGATCTTTGGTATCGGATACAGAAAGTTTAAAACGTACGCAGCAGCTTCCTATAACTTGAAGCTCACGCTCTCAGAAAGTAAAGTTCTGCACGCCAAGTTTCATAACAGCTACCCGAAGCTGCGGGAGTGGCATAGGCAGCGCGGTGCGCTGGTGGAAGACGGGTGGTGCTACACCCGAACCGCCTTAGGGCGGAGGAGGCTTCTGTCTTACGACGACGCCAAGATGACCACGGCGGCCAACACCTTGATCCAAGGCACGGGCGCAGACATCCTAAAAGTAGCATTAGGTACGCTTAGCGAGTATTTAAACGAGGATGTGCGTCTGATCGCTGTGGTGCACGACGAGTGCGTCCTCGAAGTAAAACAGGGTTTAGAGGAGGAGTGGAAGCAAAAGCTTATGGAAATAATGGTAGATGCAGGTAAGACCGTGTTTAAAAAGACTAAGCTGGTGGCTAACCCGGGAGTCGGAAACGACTGGTCTGCTAAGTAAAATCCACGGAGATCGACCAAGGCAATGGAGTTAGCTCAGTTTTCTAAAAATCCCAACAAGGAAATCTGCACGATCAAAGCAAACGGGGTGTATATGGTCGCGATTGCCGGCGATGATGATCTGTTCATTCTGCCGGAGCTGTTCGACTCGCCTTTAGTCGCGTGTAACAAAGCCCGAGCACTTAAGAAGCAGCACAAAATAGAAGTTAACTTAAAGAAAATACCAGCAAAACCGAATCAAGTTAAAGTTGAGAAAAAGTGTGTCTTATACACCGAAACCGAAGTGGCCAAGCTGACCCACTTACGTTTTAAAGAGGCTTGGCTTATCTTGAGTCCCACGGGGGGCTACGTGAGCTCCGTGCTTACGAATAAACAAGTGGCGCGTTATTCTCCCGATGTGGCCGACGCTAGGGTATTCAAGAACTACGAGGATGCATCAGCGTTTGTGAAAACATTAGACATGGTAGTCAAGCGCGGTCACAGTTTACGACGATATTTCGTTGAAAACGAAGACAGTCGATTGAGCTAACATTTAGGAAAGACTGAAGTTAAAGACTGTGGCGCGTCAACGTCGGTTTGCTGGTCAGGTCGAGGCTATCGGCGCCCCCACAGCGGATCAATTCGCATCGGCGACCGAAACACTAAAGGCTGCGGGTCAGTTTCTGAAGCCCAGCCGAGGTGGGCGATTAGGCGGAAGCACCGCTCAAGAACAACAGGAGGGTGCGGCGGCGCGGCAAGCGAATCCACAGGTGTTCCAACCGGCGAGCCCGGGCGCAACGTCCTCCGTGCAAGACATAGCCAAGTTACGTAAAGATCTTGGTATCGACGATCTGATTAAAGGTATCTCTGAGTTCCGCTCGATGCAGAGCGGAGGTCAGTTCCCTGGCGGAGGTTTTGAGACGCCGCAGTTCGAGATGCCGCAGTTTGAGATGCCTGAATTCGAAATGCCGTCATTCGAACAACCGAACTGGGAGGAGCTGATTTCTAAAGCGTTAGGCAGTCAGCAGGGGCAGCCCGAAACCACGCCGGCAGGAGCGGCTCCGACCCCTAATCAGGTGGCGGCTCCTACACCAAACGCATCTCGGTTTACAGCTGGCGGAATCAATTACAACCTCAGCAAAACGGGTGGGGCCGGTCTTGGCGGTAAAGATGTAGCCAACTTAATCAAAAAAGGTGCGTCAACAAAAACCCTAATGGAGTTTGCAAAAAATGCGCCGCGTGTAAGTTTAGCAGGTCAGAAAGCTTTACAACAACAAGGAATCAAGGTAACAGGTAGCGGCGTGGCGAGAGCTGCTTCCCTCACCTCATCGGCGTCGAGAGCCGTGGCTGCTGCAAAACCTTCCGGTGGGGGAAGCGGAGGCAGCAAGCCGTCGGGCGGAGGGAGCGGAGGCAGCAAGCCTTCCGGTGGGGGAAGCGGAGGCAGCAAGCCGTCGGGCGGAGGGAGCGGCGGTAACAAACCTTCCGGCGGCAACAACAAGAAAAAATAAAATATGAATGAAAGATACGTATTGTCACTAAACAAATGTAACAAAAAAACAAAGCTAGCGATATTGGCTAACGACAGTGCCCACGCGCAAGCACAAGCTCTCGATATTATTCGCGCGTTTAACGCAGACGGATACTCGCTAACTTACGGCACTTATAAAGATACAGACTTATCCAGATTATTCTGTGGGCTGGCCTTCAACACCTTCACACACAAGTTCTGCTACACTTGGACTGCAACCGAGTGCAATAAAGTTCCCTGTTGTTACGTATTTGGAGAGCGGTTCTATCTGCGTAACGTGATCCTGAGATACTTAGATATCCCCAAAGACGATCTGATCACGAAAAACAGCTGCAAGTGCGGCGGCTGTGTCAACCCGTATCACTTTGCGTACGTGACTGAGAAAAACGAGAAGCTGTCTAGCGGTGACCTCAAATTGCTAGTAGCCTACCGAAGCCAAGGCGCTGGGGTCGCCCAGATTGCCACGGCGCTCAAGGTACACCGCTCAACCATCTACAGAAGACTTAAGGATGAACCTCTTCCTTCTCGGACTTAAGGTTACAGACGAAGCGATTGAAGACGAAGGCATCATCAGCGTCATTGCTGAAAGCCTACCTTCTAACGAAAAAAGGGTGGCTACTAAAGTAGTGGTTGCTCAGCAGAGCAAGCATTACGTTGGGAAGTTAATTAAAGAGCTCAAAAAAGATCAGACCATTCTGGCTCTCGGCCCCACAAAGCCGACACCGGATGGAGTTCTCAAAATGCAAGCCATGCTTGTGGTTACAGAGGAGAACTTCCACGATCTACTTGCCATCAACGTTTTCATGGCCACGGGTGGTCTCGGGCCGAAGTCGGATGAAGTCGAGTTGACTGACACAACGGTGACCAACCGGTCGCTGGCGTGGCAGTCTGACGAGAACGAAACCTCCTGGTTCAAGATCACCGGGTGGGGTGAGCTCTCGGCTCAACTGTCCGAACTCGCTCCCGGCACGCCAACCATCGTGGTTGGTAAGGTCTCCACGAGCGAAAAAGATGAAAAGTCTTACCTGAACTACACTGCAGACAAGATCCTGTACCTTCCTAAGTCCTCTAAAACTACTCCAAAGAAAGCCGCTGACCCCGAAAAAGGTAAAGTCGCCGCGGCTGCTATCGGTTCGATTGATTTCTCCCTCTGATCCTGGTATCTACTAATGGTGTTCATCGCTGGTCAATTTTCGCAAGACGAGATTCTCTGCAACGTCCCGCCCCATACGCTGCGTATCGATTTACAGGCACGTCGCTGGAAATCCGACGTAGATCCGGACTCCGCAATCGTCGATAAGAACGACAACGGAATCCCCATCGAGTTTGTCCTCTTGGGGTTCACTCCGTACTTCGGTAACCTCGGTCTGCGTAATCAGGAAGAGTTCCTGCGGATTGCTTACGTGGGCGTCACCCCTAACCACAGGTTGCTTCCGCCTCGCTGCGTGACGACCTCAATGATCTCAGGTAAGTCTTCGCAGAAGAACTTCATCAGTTACTTCCAAACGCTGTACAACAACCGGATCAACTGCGCATCGGTTATTACAGCGACTAAGTTTGTGACTCGCAGCTTTAACGAGCGCGATCCGATGACGGGAGCTGACGGCGCGAAAATCAACTTCAACGCGTTGGAGTTTAATGATAGGCCGACCTCTTCCCCCGAAGAGGAGAAGCTCATCCAGGACATCAATGACTGGCTGACGGACAAAGGGGGTACTCTGTGCGCCTCTGCGCTGAAGTCTCACATCCCGGGTTCCGATCTGGTTGAGCTGCCCCTCGGCACCGACCACGCTGAAATCAAAGCGAAATTCATCGAGAGTCGAGGCGAAGCTCCTGCACCTTCGTTCGCACCTCGGGCGAAGCCTAAGGAGTTGGCATCGGCTGCCGAGCCTCCGGAGGCTCCGTCCAAGAGTCCGAAGAAAGCCGTGGAGCTAACAGAGGAGCAGGCGAAAGCCCTCGGGCTCGACTTCTGAGGTAAACTCTTACCGAGCTTCTAACCTCTAAGCTCAACCCTGAAGGAGCTGGGGGCGAGTAATCGCCCCTTTTTTGCTGCGTTCAGCTTTCGACTTGTAAGGGATCAGGGCGCTCGATCGGACGCGGAGCGAGCAGTTCGTCGAACCCCGGCAGGATCACGGAATTCTTGGCGCACCAGCTAGCCAACCGGCTAAATAGGTGAGACCGAATCAAGTACTGCTTATGCACCGACTCAAAAATGTCTAACAGCTGATCACGGTCTAGCTTTGCCGCATCGACCATCACACGTTTATGTAGAAACTCTTGCTCTGTGTTCATCCATTCTAAATTTAACATGAAGCTTAGGATGCACCGTAACGATTTTAGACAAGCAGACGTTCCAGGAGCAAAAAATGTCGTTAAGATCTAGCGGATCAACATCCAAATCAATGACTGACGCGTTCTACACGATCCCCACGGGGGTCACACACGCTCTAATTAAACACTCATTTATCACAGGATCCATTTTGGTCCCGTATGATCCGCTTGGGATCCTGAGCGATCAGCTGAAGAAGCACCGGCTGACCGTCACCGTCAACAAAGACGAAGACAACTTGGTCGACCCTGTTTGGTGGGTTGCGCAGAAAGAGCGTAAGTACGACTGGGTGGTCGCGGCGACCCTCGGTATGGGGGACCGCACAGAGTACATCCTTGAGTATGGAATTCAAGTAGCCACTCAAGGAATCGCGGTCTTGGATCGACTGTCCTTCATTGAGCCCGTGGCGAAAAGGAAGAGTTTTTTACTCGCCAACAAAGTCAGCAATCTTATAGTGCTCAATCCGAGGCCCAAGTTCCGTACCGTGGGCTCCACGCGGGACTCGGTGACGAGTTGTTGGTTTCTCTTCCAACGGCCAGAGTGCTGGCACGATGGAACTCAGATAACATACGGACTCGACTGGGACCGTGTGGACCCACTTCCGCCTCTGCCATGACCTACACCCGCCGCGAAAAGTTTGACAGGTTCCAACGCGACGTTCTGGAGCAACTGTCAGAAACGAACAGACTACTCGAAAAGGTTTGTGCGCTGCTGGTGTCTGACCAACTTCTGCAGGAGTGTGTCTCCCCGAGCGGGGAGGCCCGCGCAGCTGAGGAATGCGCAGAGATTGTCAACGAAAGCTTCTGCGCCGGGATGTGCCTAAGCGAGGAGCTGAACAGCCACGCGCAGAGTTTCTCGTATCAGAAGTCTGAGTTCTTTATCGACGGTCAGGACGAGGAAGAGGATGACGATAACGAAGAAGTAGATGACGAAGATGATGACGAAGACGATGACGATCGCACCTCGAACTTCTCAATGGCTTTTTAACAAAATCGATTAGAGTTGGGATAATTCGACACTAAATCGTGTCCCAGACAAGGTTAACTCTGAACGGCCTACGGCATTATGTTTGTGATGGAGTTCCCCGTCCGCTACCGTCCGTAACGTCTGTTCTGTCTGCCACGCAGACGGAAGAAACGCGTAAGAAGCTGAATGCGTGGAATCTAAGCAACCCAGGAGCGCTAGAAAAAGCAGCCGAACGCGGCACCTGGATTCACAGCGCGACGGAGAATCACATTCGCGGGATCACCGTAAACCCGCCGGAAGAATACAAACCGTATTGGCGGGGCGTACCTGAAAAACTCGACGAGCTCCTGGGCAACAGTAGGGTCCTATGGAGTGAGTCGCCCTATAACCAACCCCAATGGCGTAAATACGTAGGGGAAGACGGCGTGGGCCGTCTGCATTACTACGACGAGAAAACAAATCAAGGTTACGCAGGTTGCCCTGATTTAATCTATAGAGACGAAAACGGCGAGACAATTCTGGCTGACTTCAAAACCAGCACGTCCCCGTACTCACTTAACTTCCCAAAAGCAAATTCAGACGTACCAGATAACGTGAAGAAAGCCCTCATAGGAGGTGTGTTCAAAGCTAAGAAAACAATGATGCAAATGGCGGCGTACGCATTAGCCGCTGAGGAATGCTTAGGCTTAAAAATCGACAAAACGCGCATCATCGTCTCCACGCCGCTGCCGGAATACGACGTCCAAGTGTTCTCCTTTAGTCGCGCTCAAGTAGACAAACACACGGAACAATGGTTAACAGTCCTGAGACAATTTTACGACTTACAAAAAGCATGAGAGTCTGCTCTTTTACCTAAGGGGCGGAAAGCTTAACGGCGACTTCCGCTGCGCCGCAAGCGAAGTCGTGGCACAATGGCAAGACTAGGAGGTCTCGTGAAGTTCGTTTACAGCCGCAATCAAAAAGTCTCAGAAGTCTTAAACCCTAAGACAGGCAAGATCGCCACAGGTGGCAACTTTCGAGCCTTCAACGAGAACTGGATTGCGTGCGAAAGCGATATCGACGAGCTGATTAAGTTTGTCTGCGACGACAAAAACGGATTGTGCGCGTGGCACCTACTCGAAGGACGGCGTAGAGAAAAAGAGACCGGTTGTATTCAAGCCGGTCTAATTATCATCGACATAGATAATCAAGCCGACGGAAAAGATGCTGATGGAAATAAGATTCAGGATCAACAGCTTACTGTCCCAGAGGCTTTAGATCTAGAATTCTGTAAAAAGTACCTAACAGCAGCATATCTCTCACCTAGTCACACACCCAGTTGGCCGCGATTCAGATTAGTTTTTGGGCTTGAAAAGCCAATAATTGATACTAAGTTTTATCAATGGTTTACTCGTTATATAGCTGAGAAGATACCAGGCTCCGACAGACGGGCCACCCAAGTCCCTAATTTGTTTTATGGGGGCTTAGGTGTCGAGAGTATCCTTGGCGTCTTTTCAAACTACATACCGGCAGAGAAGGTCGAAGAAGCCTACGCTGCGTACCAGGCGCTCCCACGCGGAGACGACGGTGAACGGGACGCGGAAGCCTACCTGAACACTGCGGTAGCCCCGGAAGGCGCTGATCTGCCTCAGCTGCTCAGTCGGACGGTGAAGGCGATGCTCGACGGGCAGCCTGTGGACGACCGCTCCTTTGCAATGACGGTCGCACTCAAGGAAATCCTGGGCTGGTGCAACTGGTTGAACGCTAACGGGATTCCGGCAGCCGACGCCCCCTTGACAACTGCACAGCTCATATTCGAGAATATCTACGAGTACGGCACCGAGCTGGATGGCAAGTTTTCCAGAATCTTAAATAGCGTAAGCAGCCCGACAGAACTGAGGCCCGCCATCCTGATGGCCTCTGAAGAGGGAGAACTAGCAGCCTGGCGGCGGCTGCGACGAACGAGCCCCGAGGCATTTGACGAGTACTGCCCGGAGGCCGTCCGCACAGAAATTCAAAACAAAAAACCCAAACCGTCGAACTCGGTTCTGTCTTTCGACGAGCTCCTTAATTTCGACACCACTTCATCGATGCCTGCTGCCGAGCAGGAAGTCGCTGAAACATCCACATCAACACCAACACCCAAGACACCCGTGGCCACCACGCCGTCAACGCCAGCTCAGCTGGTTCAGATTCAACAAAACAATCGTCAGTTCTCGGAAAATGACGTAGCGGATATCATTGTAAACAATTACGGCGGTGAGTTTCTATTCGACTCCAGCCTAGATGAGTTCTTTACGTACGATAGAGATCAGAAGGTTTGGTATCTACAAGACGAGCAGCACATCAAACGCCGCATTGTAAAAACCTTAGACACCTTTGTGACAGCGGGTGTGCTCCCGAGGTACAACTCGGCAACCATCAGTTCGGTGTATCACATCCTGAAAGCCAAACTCCTCAAGTCTGTGGACGGAGGACGCGTTTCGATCTGGACGCGCAGCCGGGGCAAGATCCCTTTCTGCAACGGCGTGCTGGATGCGGACACGTTTGAGTTTGAAACGGAGAACCAGAAGGATCTTTATCTACGAAGCCGGCTGCCGTATCCCTATGACGCGTCCGCAAAGTGTCCTCAGTTTTTGCAGTGGCTGGACTCCTGCGTGGGAACAGAGAAGGTCATCATCCTTAGGGCTTTCTGCCGCGCGCTGCTGACGGGGTACACAACAGGAGAGCGCTTCCTTCACCTCGTGGGTCCTGGAGGCACCGGTAAGTCCACGCTGCAGCAGCTTCTGATTGCTCTCGCGGGCTTTGCGGCGACGCACACCAGCAACCTGGAGATCATCGAAACAAATAAATTTGAATGTCACAACCTGATCGGCAAAAAGCTTCTCCTACTTACTGACGAAGCTAACTTCAACAAGCGGTTGGACGTTCTTAAAAAGATTACGTCCGCCTCTGACACTCTGCGTGCGGAGCGTAAGTACGGTAAGGAAGTTATCAGTTTCAAGCCCGAAGTTCTGGTTTGTATCGCATCCAACGAGCACATCAGTAGCTCTGATATCAGCAGCGGTCTAGAGCGACGTCGACTGACCATCATCATGGATAAGGTAGTGCCGCCATCGCAGCGGCGTGATCTCCTGAATATCTACCAAGATCGCGTCGAAGGCGAGCTGGTGCCTGAACTCAGTGGCGTAGTCACCTGGGC